GGGCAGCCAAGGTGATTTCCGCTGCACTACCTTTGGTGATAAACACAGCAGCCGATCCGGGCTGGATTGTAATTGCCCCGTCTGCACTCAAAACCTGTGGGGCAGAGGGCAAGCTGTAGCCTACCTGATTCCCGGTAAGGTTGCCCGTCACATTCCCGGTCACATTGCCTGTAACATTACCTGTGACCGCCCCTGTTACGCCACCTGTAGCAATAGTTGCACCCGCAACAGTTAAGGCGTCAACATTCGTTATTCCCATTCTTAATCCCTTCTATCAGGGCTGGTCACTTTCGATTGCAGCCCTGGTTAATTCTTAGAAAGCCTAAGCTAATTAGGCAGTAATTAGGCGGTATAGGCCAAGGTGCGATTTTGACCGCGAATGGCAATGTCCCAGCCGATGTTTTCCGAGAAGACGATTTCGTTAAACTGATTGCGAATCACCTGGTCCGTCTGAACGATCTGACTGCCCGATTCCATCAGCATTTCCAGCGCGGCTGTGGCGTCAATACCAAGCAGGGTATTGGCAGCCACCGTGCTGTTATCCACGACGATCACCCCATTTTGCAGGGTACGGACAGGATAGAACTCCACAGCCTGAGGACGGTTCGCAGCGGTCACGACACTAGCCCCGATGTTCGCGCTACCCGCATTCAGGAGGAATGTGTCAACAATGCTGTTTGACGTGGCAATGATCACATTGGCTGTATACGGGCGCACCCACTGATAACGCCACTTCAGATACATCTTGAGAGTGAGTAAACTTCCCGTATCAAAACTCGATCCATTCGAGTTAGTGGCAGCCGTTCCCGAATTGCCGTCGCCATTCACCAGGATGTCAACCGCGCTGAATTCCTTATCCAGATCGGCCTTCTGAGCGATATAACCAACCGCCCACGAAATCAAGTCGATCCGCATCCGGCGCATTTGCTCATAAGAAACACGCAAGGAATTCGCGTATTTCTTAACACGGAACGAACTTTCACCCGTCTGGAATGTCCAGTTAGCAGGTTCCGCAAATTCTTCGGTACGGGCCAGACGAGCGCCCGTTGCCGCGGTGCTATCACTGGTCAGATACAGCGCCGTAAAGGTTTCAGAATCGATCATCCGGGTACGCGCAATCAAGTATTCCAGCGCTGACGGCTGCAACTGCTGATAACGCAGCATGTCAAGCACAGCCGGAGGGTACAGTGTATAGCTGGTCGGGACGTCACCAGGGAAACGCACCGTGCTATCCAGGGCAGGCTTGGCACTCACACTAGCGCCCTTCCCAACCCCATTGATAACCGACGCCCCCAGAGCGCGACCCGCCGCTGTCTTCTGAATGTAGGCACGGCGCAAGAATTCCGGCGCGAGGACGTTGCGCTGATTACCATCTGCAAGGCCGTCTTCCTCGTAGAAGCGCTCAAACTTATGAGCCATCATGCCCGATTCCGGATCACTCACCGTTCGGATGTCCAACCGGGCAAGCTGGCGCTGGTAAGCATCCATATAGCGTTCTGGATCGCTGGCGCTGTATTTCAGCGTCGGATCAAGCGTTTCCAGCTTCGCGGTAAGGGTCATGCCCTCGTCTTTCGCCTCTTCTAAGAGGCGGGTAGTTACTGCAAAATCAAAACCCATTACAACCTATCCCCTTCCAATAAACCCGTCAAAACCTTAGATCAGCTAAGACACCTAATACAGGAACAACCCAACTGGGCCATTCGTGGCCTGTGAACTGGCGTCTACCACTGTACCGCGAGCAATCGCCACTTCTGCCAGCGTAGCAGGTGCAATGTCACGGATATAACCCTTTGCAGACGTCGGGCCAAGGCAACCGCAGACCTTATACCCTGCAACAAGCGTGATACTCGATCCAGCGGGTAACGTCATGCCCCCTGCCACTTGCACAGTAACCATGCCGTCCACACCAACACGGATCACCTTGCCAAGCACAATTGCCGCGTCACTGACAAGCTGCACAGTGGCATCCGCTGACGAGTTGCACGCAAAACCTACAGCCGCGCTACCATTCGACTTGGTGGCATCATAAGTGATGGTGCTGTTGTCATACTTGAATGTGGCGTAAACCGCCCCAATTCCTTCAAATCTTACATTAGCTCTCGGATCAGCCATTTTCCCTTATCCCCTTCCAATACATCTCTACCCAATAACCAGGTTTACCCTGTGATTACCCACCATATACCTTGCTAGGGACCTTGCGCTTTGCCTTCTGACCCACGGGAGGATCAACGTGCTCCACCAAGTCAAGCCCCGCTTCACGAGTCGGGCGATCTTTCCCTAGCGCGGCTCTTGCCACGTCGCCATAATTGAGGATTTCGCCCTTAATGAATTCAGGATCACCCGAATTCGTCAGAAAAGCGCGGTATTTGTCCTCATTGAATTTACCCTGACCGACTGCCCTCACCCGTTCCTTAACCGCCTGATCCACCAGGTCTTTAAGCCAAGCCACTCCCAGAGCCGCCTGAGCTTGCAGATTGGTGTTAGCCGTCGCCAGATCGCGAATTTCCTTAGCCAGTGTCGCGAGTTGATCCGGCTCTTTTGCTGCCTGCAATCGTTCAGCCAGCGGCAGCCCGACAAGCTGATCTACCAATAACTTATAATCCATATCTACCACCTTGTGTTCTGTCTCTGCCCTTTGATCAACAGCGGGGATTACAGTAATATCCGCTGACTGAACCTTGCCGGGATCCTTGGGGACCGTTAATGGCTTACCCGAAATGATCCGAGTCTCATACACATCTTCCAAAGCCATTGCATCCATACGGGTTAGTTGGCCTGTCTCGACCATACGGATAGCCTTCTCAATGACTGCCCCTGGTGTAGAATGGGCATACACGAGACTAGCCTCTACTGCCCTTGCCCCTTCCACCCACGCAAAGCCGCGCCCTGCCTTGCCGTAATCTGCCATCGGCACATGCACACATTCAGGATCACGCAGCATATCACGCCCACAAATACCACAACGGTATTGCGCCCCTTGTGCCATCTGAAAGCCGATACTGCCATCCCGGACTGTTCCGCCCTCAATTCCTTTGATCACGCTATCGGTAGGGATGTCCGTTAGTTGCAAGCCGCGCTGAATGTACGAGTACACCTGTAAAGCCGCACCGCCTTGCGCCGTGCTGTCTGCGTCTTCTGGTAGAGGATTACCTACCACACGAGCGGCAAAGGTTCGGCCTACCGGCAATTCAGACTGAGACAGAAACCCCCCACCGCCCCTGTGGGAATTCATCAGAGATCGCCCTTGGGTGAAATCCGCTGCATAGTTTTGCAGGCTGGATAACCCCATTCGAGTACCATAGCTATCAATGTTTTGATTGCTCAGTTGCATTCTGAAGACATAAATATCTTCGGGGCTTAATGGGTTTTGAGCCTGATTGCTGTTAATCAGACCTACCGCCCGATCCAAGCTCATATCGTCCTGCAAATCCGGGTTATTTTCAGGCCGTGAATCGTCGTCACCATCCTGATCCGGATCATTTGTGGCAGGTGTGGCGCTAGTGATCCCCGGCCCCAACACAGGCAATACTGCCCGGTCAATCACCATATGAGCCATATTCAAAAGCAATTCGTTATCTTTCGGCATTAAATCCCCTTATTCACCCGATAACGTTTCGGGATCCGGCTCATCATCTGGCGTTCCTGTCCATACCTTATCACTGACCTGCACATTCGACCCGATTAACCTCACGAAATGGGGGCAATTGGGGTGCGCTGGCAAGCTCGTTAGTAATAACGCATCGTGCATACTCTCGTATGGGTTGCCCCGAATAGCCTCACCACAAATATCATGCGTTGAGATGTACGGGAATACCTCAGCCTGCCCCTGCACTTCGGATCGTTCGGCAAAGTCTTGCGCCGCCTGGTTAACGATCTTGCCGACCTCTGACAAGCCGATCTGTACCGACTTCCAGGCCGATCTCAAGTTCTCCCACGTTAGCAGATCATGCACTCGTTGCCATAGGCTAGGGCCTGAGTCTGTCGTGCCACCGTCTCTATCTGTCCCTGCCCCCTGCATATCATTCTGACTGGCTTGTATGCCCTCGAATTGCTGATTGATTGCCGACTGAAGGTCCGCATTGAATGTTGAAATAATACTCTCAGCCGATTGATTAGCCTCAGATTGCAGTCTTGCCAGTATTGCACCATTGGTGAGCTTTGCAGGCTTTTGCACCCCTACTCGTTTCAGAGTATCGTTTAGCGCTGCATCATAGGCATGGATAGCCGTAACGCCTAACCTTGCCCCTAATGGCTTAACCTGGTCATCCGATAAGATTAAATGGGTTTTTAGCCAATCATTCATCTCACTTTGAGTCATATCTTTTGATTGGCGCAAAGCTTCGCCGCTGGCGCTGGCAAAGACTGGAATCACGTCCTGAGATCGCCAATGGTTGTACTGGCTCTGGTAACTAGCGTGTTGCGCTGAGATCCAATCGGGCAGCGCCGCGATCTCTTGCTTTTCTGTCGTGACTTGTTCGACCTGATCCGATCTGGTTTCTGATCTCGTCTCAGGCGGCTTAATCGCCGCATTAGTGGCAGCCTTGGGCGGCTTCACTGCCCCTGCATCGGGATTACCCATAACAGGGGCAGTAACCGGCTTGGGCGTCCCTGTGGCGTCATGGCCTAATAGCTCGTTACTCGCCTCATTCTGGTCCGCCCAACCCCGATCCACAATTTCGCCCCACGTCACAGCGTTTAGGTTAAAGGTTTGAGCGTCCAGGAATTCATCACTGGTCTTGTGTTCGTTGAACTCGATTACGGCGTAGCTATTGCGCCCAATGACCCGCAAATACAGATTCAAGGCCCAGATCGCCAGTGTCTTAGCAAGCCGCTGGTAAGACTTTAGATTCTCTACATAGACTTGCCATTGCACAGTAGCGTGTGTACTGGTGCTGCCCTCATTACGCCCCAATAGCAGGGGTAATTGCTTGGTGGCACTCACCAATTGCATATCAATGGCGGCAAAAATCTTGTCAATAGGGATCATGGTCCCGGCTGGCCCAACAAACTGAACCTCTACGGCGTCCTGATGAATGAAGGCGTCATCGGGTTGCAGGTTATTGATCGTGTCTTCCAAATCAGCCATATAGCCGTCAATAAAGGCTTGCTTTTCGGCTTCCTGTCCTGGCTGATCAAGTTGTGGATATAGTTGCTTAATGGTTTCTGCAAGCGTTTCTGCAACCAATTTCACATCAAGCCGCGCCGTGTTGGTCATATGCACGATGGCTTGCAGGTCTTGCCAGAACTGTTGCAAGAAAAACACGGTATCCAGCGCAGGCAGTAACGGCGACCTGCCAGCGGGATAGTTGGTCGACGGGTCTTTCGCCACATACCGAAAGCGTACCCCGTCCAATGGCACGAAAGGCCCTTGGATCAGGATACCCGGCACAAGCCGGTTAGTTTCAGGTTCTACCCAAAAATCAATTAAGCCCGGATCAACCGGGTACACATCCACAATATCGTCAAGCGATTCGGTTAACTCGACTTCACAAGCCGCCGCCCCAAACGTAAACAGATTAAGCAGGGTCATAGCGATCATGAAATCAAGACCGGGAAAATCGCTATCCCGCCCTGCAAACGCTACAAAGTCACTCGCCCCGCTGTATTCGCTAAATATTCGAGTGCCAAACTGTTGCACCAGGCGCAAGCCCTCTACATCCTCTTGCGGTTCAGCATTGGGATCGTTGGCTTGCCGTGCTGTATACACATGCAACTTGTACCCTGGATTGCCAAGCGTAATGATGTTCTCTACGGCTTTGCTGACATCCGGGTTAAAGTCTCGGATGTCACTCAGCATGGCAAACAGCGAGCGTGACCGACTGCTTGACCGCTTGCCCATAGCGTTCAAACGCAATTGCAAGGCTTGGGTAGGAGCCGCCTGGAAGGTAGGACGGGCAGCACTCAGAGAGATCGTCTGATCCCCTGATTTAACGGTTTTTGTTTTGCCTAGATCACGCGGAGTGCCAAATACCACGCTGTGTTATCCTACAATCCCTGTGCAAACCTTAGACAACCTAATAATACCATATCTTAGCTAAGACTGCAAATCGAGGTTAGGTCGGACTAATCCCCGTCTTGCCAATCGTATCCTTCATCCTCGTCTGGCTCCTCTTC